AATATACATATATTACAGGGTAAGGTGTACATTAAATGAAAAAATTACTTCCTCTTGTTATGTTAATGGGATTCACTAGTCCCGCATTCGCAGATATAACTCATCGTATGACATCAAGTGTGAACTTGCATACGGGAGCTGCATATAATACAGCTGAAAGAATCGGTTCAACATACACCGCTTCAGGTTCTGGTGTAACTATGGACGTTGCTGGTGGTAACACTGCTGACAATAAAGTCGGTGGTCTTGGTACGTTGACTTCAGGAGTTGGACAAGGCTCTATTGGTGTAGCAAGCCAGACAACTGCTGGCGGTGCATATAGTTTTAGTCAATCGTTCATCCAAGGAGACGTTATTGAAACTACTGCTCCAGCAGTAGGTGCTCTTAGTGACTACTCCAACCAGTCAGCAACAGCAGTTGGTACTGGAACTGGTACAGGTACTATAACATCGGCACATGTTTTGACTGCAGTTGGTGGTGGTGCAGGTACTAATACTACAGGTCAATTTGTAACTGAACTACAAATTAGATAAGGTGTTTAGGAAGTTAGCTATAACGACACTGTTTATGTGCGGTTCAGCCGCACATGCAGTGCCCGTGGTCCCTAACTTCACCCAAGGCTCGATGACGAGTCATACGGAAACAACGTCTACCGTAACGGAGACGATAAATTCCATGGATTATGCTACAGGCTGGACTTATTCTGTCTCTGGGACAGGGGTTGAGTTAGAAGCAGGATCCACTAACGTTGCACCTGATGCGACAACAAATCAAAATGTAACCACTAATGGTGTGACTTCAACATGGACTGGATTAGATCTATCATCAACAAACAAACCGAACTTCGTACAGAGCACTCCAGGAGCAGCCTTTCAATTCACAGAACATTATTCTGGACCTGGGCTCCAGACGCACACCGTGATTCAAAGAAACACCACCGTAACAAGCGTCACAGATACGACAAGTATATTCCAACAATAGCAGTAGCATTACTAACATGCTCACCTACCTATGCAGCTGACGTAGGTGGTGTATCAGCAACTGCAAATCCCATAGCCAACTCTTCGGGCTCAGTTACCAACCAAGCTATACAAGTATTACAAGGACCGTATATAACTAACACCTATGGTGGTGGAATCCAGTGTCAAGGTGCTACCATGAACATCACTCCCTATGTGACAGGAGCAGGTGCTTTCAAGCGTCCCTTTGAAAGATACTATGATGATCCTGTCTATGACGTGCATGATGCTGACGACGATGGACAGATCGATAACCCAGGAAATGTTTTATATTATATGCCTACTCGTACCAATCAGACAGAGAACTACAATGTATCTCTAGGTATGTCTGCTACATGGTCACGTCCATTAGATAAGAAACTACAAGCATTATGTAAGGAAGCTGCTCAAACAAACATAGCAGCAATGGCACAGGCAACTGCTAACAAACGATTAGACTTTGAGATAGCTCGTCTAAAAAATTGTGGTGAACTTATGAAGGCTGGTATTATGTTCCATCCCAAGTCACCATACGCTAAGGTATGTGCTGACGTTGTATTAGTTAACCCACCTGGAGTGGTAGCACAACACCAACATAGTCTTACACCGAATCCACAAGGAGTTACTCCTTCTTCTGTTGAGCTTTCTTCTCAGCCTTTATCCGATCAGCGTGTCTCTTCGCAAAATTCATCGGAGCTTCCCCCTTCTTCTTCCGATACTCATTCGTCTTCAACTCAGATTGAGTCGGGCGGTAAGGGTTTCTTCCGAGGATTGCGTTTACCTTGGTCAAAGCCTTCTTTATCGCAGGACGAAAAACTCTCAGCAGCAGATCAGCTAGGGGTTTGGCAAGTAGGGCACTGGCCCCAGCCACAGTAGCAATCGTCGCAGTAGTGGCAGCAACTTGAGCAGAGGGTAGGTACTGTTCTACTGGTCCAATATTCTCATACAATTCTACACAGATTAGTTTACCTTGTGGATTCTTTTGTAGTTCATGACCAACTACTTTCTCTTTCTCACTGGGACCAACAGCACCAACACGTAGTGACTGAGGACCAGGGCAAGGGGGATCTTCTGGTGTTATGGAACCTGTTTCGGGTGTCTCAGGGGTTCCTGGTGGTTCTGGTGGGGGCACAACATCAGGTGCCTTCTGTTCTCTCTGTATTATTAATTGCTCTGGTTCATAATTCATTGCATCATATGTTGGATAGAATCCATCAGGACACAAGGTCATTATTTCATTGGGATCATCATCAGCCAACTCAGGTAGAAGTTTTGTCTTTCTATTCTCTTCCCTGTGTGCCTGAACACACCCTGGTATATCTACTACAGGTCTACCGATGAATTGTAGTACACTAGGGTGACCTGGTGCTACTACTGTTGGGGCATAGTAATGAGGTACGTAATAACTATAGATGTTTGGTACACCTATCTCATAGATATGTCCTACTTGTATCCTCGGTATCTCACTCATCTAACTATGATATTCGTCAAGGACTTCCAAGACGTTCATTAAAATTCTTTGTGCGGCACCCCTCTGTCGTTTATCCCACTCAGGGTACCAGTGCTTGTTATGAAGACCATTGCTGATCTTCATTAAGCGATCTGTCATTGCTACCTTATCCAGTCTCCCATTCACGGTAGAGTTCCTCACGTTTCATGTTATGTAGGTAGTCTAGCACATGATTGCGTACCATCATCAGCTCATGATAACATTTCTGATTATGGGCACAACCACGAAGTGCAGCGTCAGGTTTGTGAACAGATTCTAGAAAGATAGCTAATGCTCTTTCTATTTTCTCTTCCCTTGTCTCATCTGCATCTATGCAGTGATCTACTGCCATTACTGAGGAAGTCCTAGACCTGCAGCTCCCTGAGGTGGTGCTGGTGGTGCCATAGCAGGGCCAGTTTCAGTAGGTAGTGCTCCACCTATCGCTGGACCAAGTGCACCAGCCACACTAGACATGACTTGAGACTTGACGTTATCAATAATTTTTCCTCGATTGACATATACAGATACGCCACCAATAACAACGGCACCAGATACAGCGAAGCTCGCAATAGCAAGTACATTTACAATTTTTTGCATGGGTCTACATTTTATAGGGTTCTTGGGGTTTTGAATCGGTAGTAATTTTAAGAGGTGCTTGCTCAATACGAATGGTTTGAACAGGACCAGCACTAGCTTTCGCCATGATTGCTTCTATGTCCTTCGCAGTAACAGGTGGAACACCGTTACCATTAACAGCATTGCCATTCTTATCCATCTTCATAGTACCGTCTCCTTTCTTAGAAGCGGTCTGAATTCCGAAGCTAGCTAAAACTCCTGTGAAAACTGAAGCTATGAAAGTTGGATCTATTTTTTGTTGCGGTACTCCTGGAATCGACACGTAATTTAACGTCAAGATTCCGCCCGACCAGGCAAGTACTGTGATTCTGACAGCTGTACTGATGATTGCCGCTTGTTCATCGGCATCTGGTAACAGAGCAGACTTTAGTTTACCTAGGGCACCTTTCGGCTCCTCCTTCTTCTTTACTTCCTCCTTAACGGGCTCAGTCATAAACAGTTTTTAATGCTGTTTATATATAGCCGTTATTCTACCACGTCTTCTTCAATCCGTCAATCCTATATTGCATACACCCTCTAATGCCTTCCCAATCCTCATTGATTGCAGCATTAATATACTTAAGTATAGTGGCAGGTTCACCACCCTCAGTCTTCTCTTCGTTCTTTAACTTCTTAGCGTAGTTGTTACCACATGGTACTGTCTCATACAATGCGAAGTTCTTCTTACTGAACTTAGCCATCAATGATGAATCCCACTGGTATAACATGTTAAAGATGCCAGATGCTTGCTTAAAGATCTCTCCATCCATAACGATGGTCTGACTATCCCATTTCTTTAGACCATACCCACCAGAATTAGTATCAATATCTTCCCTCTCATGCTGGAAGAGTTCATTAACCTTATTGATAACCTGCATAGGTTTTGCTACAAATAGCACAGTCTTATCAACCTGTTCTAATACCTGTATCTTTTTATCCCCTACCTTATCAGCCTTGTACCTTGGCCATACAGCACCACCAAATAACTTAGTGGTAGAGTAGTCACTCATGTCACCATAAAAAACTGCTGTGCCTCTGATGAGTACAACAGGTAGTCTAGTTCCCCTAAGGATCTCATGGTGAATCCTTGACTGTCTAATGGATGGAAGATACTGCACAAGTTTGTGGCCACCTTCTTTGCACCACTTCTTAATGAAGGTCTGTGCTTCCACACAAGTACCAATGTAATGAACTACTGCCTTATGACCTGGAAAACCAGTCTCGAACGTCTTTAAAGCAGTAGTTGTTGTTGCAGCACAAGCATCCTTCGATGCCTTGACTACAATATGAGGGATCCAATCCATTACACAAAACTATTTTCTATTATTTAGCTCAGCTGAATGAATGGGTGGACCATAAGTCTTATACTCTATTAGTTTCTGATAGAATAGGAGCTGCTCTTCAAGCTTCTCATTCTCCTTCTCCAGAATCTCAATGTGTTCTTCGTAGACGTTGTACATACGTTTTGTTGTTGAACTTTAAATGTCACAGGGATTGTCATCCCAATAGTCTGTCTTACTAGGGTCTTGGGGTACCATCAATGTTTTGGTGCCATCTGGTCTTTCAACCAGGATAACTTCACCTTCCTCTGCTAATTTTATATATTCATTTTCTTTTTCCTTAAGATCCGCTTCAGTAATTTCAATCATTGAGTAACACTCCAAAAATCTCCCTCAACATTGGCACCTTCAGGAACCTTAAAGGAGATTGGTTTCCCCCACAAGTCTACCTGTACCGATTCAGTTGTACCTAACCATGCAGTAGGAATTCTGCCTTCCCCTTTACTAAAGAAGTGGCAGTCCTTAGAGAATGTTCTCTTGTCTACACGATGCAGTGCATCAGGTCGGTAGTCCCATACATTATACATTAGGGTAATTCTATCCTTGCTGTAAGGTAAAACCCCATGTATATATCTGGGATCAAAAGTTAAGAACCTTCCCTCCTCTGGGATAGAGAATGCTACCCTAGTAGGTGGACAATTTCTTACCTCTCTCTCGTTAGAACCTGTGGTTGTATCCCATATTATAGTAGGACTGATGTGATTTGTCAAATAGGTAACAGTAGAGACAAGAGGATACTTCATCTCTCCATCCTTATCACGTCTCCACATCTCATCATGATCGGAATGAAATCCTATCATACTATTATCATCTTTGATATGATGGAACCACCACTCAAATCCTATAGCAGTTGGATAAAGTTCCTTAAGATATAAATCATATGAATCTAGAACATACTTCTCAATAGTATTCTCAGGTTCATCATGGATACCTATCCACATGTTACCAGGTAACGGTTCAAACATACCAACCTCTCTCCTAAGATGGACTAAGGATGCTGAGGTTATGGCTATTGGATACTGTAGTACCTTCATCTAATATCTACATCAATCAATCTAGTTCTTCTTTTCTTGGGTGCCTCTGTGCCTAACTTAAGTTCAGGTTCCTTAATGCGAGTATCAATCTGAACAACTTCGTTCAAATCATTACCTCCCATAACACTGCCTTGTACATAGGTCTGATTCTCACAACCACATACCCTGTAGTCATGCTCATGCCTTGATGTTACTGTCGTGTTACACCTCTTGCAACGTACTGTTGTCATCTTCGTATTTAATGTCTATGAACAAAAAAATCATATCATCATCAGAATAATTATACCCTTCATGAAGTTCATCCATGACATCAAAGAGTTGAGGTACTCCCTCTTCCCAGAGAACTTTCTCTCCTCTCCAAATCATATAACAATCATCGGATGGGATGTGTAATGGTATTTGTATTCTTCTGTAATGCTGTTCGTATACTGGTGGATCCTTATGTGGTCCTAGTTCTGTGCCTGGTTCAAAGCAAGCTACGGTTGAGAAAACTACCTCGTCTTGGTCTAGAATCTCCTGAGCTCTAGCATCCTTAACGACAGACTTCCTTACGCCACCTATGGCACCGTTTCTATATATGGCTTTTAACCAGCAGAAGTATATATCTTTGTTGGAATATCCAACTGCGGTTGGTGCTCTTCTTAAAGGAAAATCAGTTTGTACCGCCCACTCATAGATGTATTGTAAATCAGATCTCTTCATCAAATTTTCCAATCACCAAAATGCTAGGGTTAGGATCCTCAACCCACTCATGCCACTCCATATACAGTGCATACATGTCATCATAATACTTATCCGACACTAGTTGATTGCCACGTGCTTCTACCCAATCGAGTAAGTTGTTACACTGATTCTTTATGGCTATCGGTGCGTTGTTCATTGTAATAATCCTTTTTCATATAGCGTCCGAGGATGTTAGAATTGTAATAATTCTCCTCCTCACTCAGCACATTATTTAGAAACAATTGTTTAGTCTCTTCATAATTTACCCACCCTTTTGTTCGGTGGAGACTGAGGATTTCACGTCTGAAAAGGTTACGTCCAAGTTCTTTAACGTCTGACTTAAGCTCTGCAGAACTTCCGTAGTACTTTTTCCAGTCACTCTCAGACGTAACTTTGCGTTTCCCACCTCTAGGCTTTCGACACTGGGTAAAATATTTTCTGCCGATGTATTGCCTACCCGACTGGAGATTTGTAATCCTGTAGACAAAACCGAAGAAAGAGTCAATGTCGTTAGAAGAAAAAGTTGTACCTTTATAGGTCCAGGGGTTCTCGTAATCTCCTTGACTAACTGATTCCATTTCATAATTTTCATGTCACTGTCCTATATATGTTCATTCCTTCATGCCAATTTTTGAAACTCATAAGTGGCCATACAGAATAGACAAGACTTGCTGAGTAATACCCATCACCTTTCCAAGTAACACCACTATTATAATTGTTAAAGGATACCTCTTCACATTCCTCTAACTTTAATGTACTAGCCTTACCAAGGAACTTATCGAAGAGAGGGTCATGGAAGAGCATATTCTTAGCATGTTCCCAGAAAGGTGTGTCATACTTGGATCCAAATTGATAATGCCATAGAATAAAGTTCTGGATCTGTCTTATATACTTCTTCATCCCCTTGATAGCATCATCTTTGGTACGTTTCCCTTCTATTATAACACCAAACGTACTACGTGCCCACTCTAAGTAAGTTTCTGTTGCCGTAGACTCCATTGGCTCTAAAAAGAATAGTCTATTACCCTGAAGTATTACCCTATCATCAACAGGATTCATATGCATATAACTTTTAAAAGTCTTCTGACCTGTGACCTCTACGTCAAAAAATTGCTGGAAATTTTTTTTGGCATCTTCTGTTTTTGTAATCTCATTATTGTATAGGTATCCAACAGCACCATTGTGTGAAGGAGAGCTCTCATCCATAGGTATAACAAAAGCCCACCCATCAGGAGTTGCAACATGCCTACTCCATAACTCTTTACTATCCCACTTAGGTTTACCTAAGATGACAGAGTTGATAGGACTTTTAAGTGTAGTATATCCAGTGAAGTCTTTGGGTGTACCTCTACAATCAAAAACATAATCAGCATCAACCTCTTTAGGGTCAGGTACATTACCCTCTACCACATTGAAGCGACCTGATTCTAATGCAAACCTCTGTACCTCACAAGGACAGAAGTGCATTGCTAATGTGTTAGCAGGGAACGCATGTATAAATTTATCGTTTACCTTACCAAACCCTTCGTATAATATCCCAGTCTTAGGGGTGGCATGTATATGATTGTCGTAATAATTAAATCCTGTACCTAAAGCAGAAGCACCACCAGTGCCTTGATAAAGTAACTCAGGTGCTCCTAGTAATGTTGCTTGTCCAACTTCTTCGGGTGGTATATCAGGGTTGTATATTAATTCTACCTCAAGGTCTTTCTTTCTGCCATACCATGAGTAATAGAGTGCTGTAAAAATTCCTGCGTTACCTGCTCCTACTATGCTAACTTTCAATCTGCATAACCGTCGTCATCATCACCACTATACCACTGTTCTCCGTTGGAGTCAAGGTATGAATCTTTGTCTGCGTAAACTTCTACTTTTAATTCTTCAATAAGCGTCTCCAACTGATCAATTAATATTTTCAGTTTTCCTTTTTGCATAAAAAATATCCCCGATTACAGTATGTAGTCAGGGATATAGTTTGATAAGTAAGTGACTTAAGAAACGAGTGCTACCTTTTTGGTAACTCTGAGACCACGATACATGAGATCATGATTTCTGTTCTGCTGTGCTTCTTCAAGCACTGCCTTACGATACTCAGTGGTATCGTACTCGTTTCCACGATAGATGACTTTTGCCATTGTTTTTACTCCTAAAGTAGTTGGGTTTTTAATCCGTTCCTTTAGTCGGCGTTTGCGTCCCAGTCACAGTTACTGGTACTATCTTGCACGATCTGAATCATTTCAGATCTGTGTTCCTCTGAGGTTCTATATGTTCTCATCTTAACGATGAGTTCATTAGCATCCTCACAAGATAAGAGAGTAGCGAGAAGAAATGGCATGGGATGAACGATCCGTTCCGCGTCGGCTTACTTGCGTCTCCTTTAGAGATGAACGTATAGGTATGTTAGCATACCCATATTATATAGTCAAGCTTTGTTGTATCTTTTAATACTTTCTTCCCATTCCTGTAAAGAACTTTGACAATCAGGTGGTTCTGGATCTTTATATCCTTTCATCTTCTTCCACTTATTGTGGAGAGCACCCATGATCCATGACTGAGATAGACTCTTAGGTCCATTCTCAAGCAACTCTAGTTCTCTCTTGCTACTAGTGTATGCTTTGTATTCTTCTCTCCAATTAGTATCATCCACCAGAAAATGTGTCCCAACTTTGTTCTGCAGCATCAATGTATGCACGTTTCAACTCTTCTATGTCCCATTCTATTTCATCAGAGGGAGAATCCTGAGAAGGTATCTCCTTCGACATCTTGTTTGATTCCTCCGACGACATAGGATTCGATTTCTGTTTCTTGTGGTGCATTCTGTTGACCCTTAGAGTTTAACCAGTACTGTGTCCATGGTAAAGGATTATTTCTAGCACCAATATCATAGATAGGATCTAATCCTATCGCTTTCATCCTACGATTAGCAATGAACTCAACGTACTGTGATAGTAATTTCTCATTCAGTCCTATCATCGTACCATCTTTAAACAAGTACTCTGCCCATGCTTTCTCTTCATCGACAGCCTTCTTAAACATCTCTATCGTATGTCCTTTTTCTTCCTTAGCGATTGTAACCATCTCTGGATCGTCACCCTGTTCCCAGTTTTTGATGATCTGTTGAGTAAGGACAAGATGTTGGCTTTCATCTCTGGCGATAAGAGAGATAATTTTAGCTGATCCTTCCATAACTTTGAGTTCACCAAATGCAAACGAGCAAGCAAAGGAGACATAGAACCTAATGCCCTCAAGAATGTTGACGTTGATGACTGCTCTGTATAGTTTTCTTTTGAGTTCTTTCCTGTCATAAGTCCCGTTGGGATGTCCTTCCGTGGCCATCCTCCAGATGTTCCCGCTGTCATATTCATGTGCGTGGTTAATAAGTTCATTGTAACTTGAAGTTACTGAGTCTGCACGACTTAGTATCTTTTCATCGCCAAGTACTGTGTCAAAAACATCACCTGGATTAGGGTATACGTTCTTTATAATGTATGTATATGAACGACTATGGATCATCTCCATTAGTTGCCACACATTCATAGCACCTTCCAGCTCTGGAAGTGAACAGTATGGCATAAATGCCATGCCTGGAGCTCTACCCTGTACACTATCTAGCATAATCTGATACTTCAAGTTAGAAGTATAGATATGTTTCTGTTCTTTAGTGAGCAACTTATAATCTGCTCTGTCTTTCTGGAGAGAAACCTCTTCAGGTCTCCAGAAATATCCCAACTGTTGTTGTGTTAACTTATCAAAAGCAGGATACTTATACTCATCATATCTTTGAAGACCTAATGGTTGTCCAAAGAACATCGGTTGCTTCGTAGAATCAACGGGGTTGGTATTGAATACCGTTACCCCCTTGAACTTATCCTCATTACTAACTGAATACATAATTAAATTTTACAAGATTCGCAGTCTTCATCAGCAGTTTCAATGTCACAAATTAGACTTTCCAATTTACTTTTCTGCTCTTCTTCATCATACCATCCAATTGGATGTGATGGTTCGTCATCCTTCTTAGCATCATATGTATTCTGATAGTAAGAAGTCTTCCACCCATACTTATATGTGTTGAGTAAATCTGTAGCCATTACTGACACAGGTACCTCATTGTTCTCATAGTTCTCTGGATTATAAGACCAGTTACCACTGATCGCTTGATCAAAGAACTTCTGAATCACTGCAGCCACCTTGATGTAACCTTCGTTACTAGGCATATCCCAGAGCAACGTATAGTTATTCTTTAGATGAGGGTAGCCAGGTACGATTTGTTTGAGTGGTCCTTTCTTACTCTTCTTGATGGAGAGGTAGTCCCTCGGTGGTTCAATGCCATTAGTTGCATTAGAGACAACGGATGAACTCTCGCTTGGCATTTGTGCAGATAAGGTGCTGTGTCTGAGACCGTGTTCCTTAATTGCTGCTCGCAGATCTTCCCAGTTATGGTTAAGTTCGTGCGGTACAATGGTGTCAACATCTTTCTTGTAAGTATCTATTGGTAATATACCATCAGAGTATTTGGTCTGCTGGAATCCTTCACATGCTCCTCTCTCCATAGCAAGAGCATTAGATGCCTTAAGAAGATAGTATTGGAATGATTCTGATAAGTCATGTACCATCTTGTAAGCTTCATCACTAGCATACTTTGCTTTGTTCTTAGCAAGGTAGTGAGCGAGACCAATGTATCCAATACCAAGTGAACGTCTGTAGTGTGTACTACGTTTCGCTGCCTGTACAGGATACTCCTGATAGTTAATGAGTTCCTCTAGTCCACGTACTGCTAGGTCACATAGTTCTTCCATCTCTTCGAGATGATTGATCTTACCTACGTTAATAGCAGATAGAATACACAATGCTATCTCACCATCAGAATCATCAATGTGATGAATAGGATCTGTAGGTAGAGTGATCTCCTGACATAGGTTACTCATGGTAACCTTGTCCTTAAAGGATGAGTGATCATTACAGTGATCTATATTCATGATATAGATACGTCCTGTCTCTGCTCTCTCTTTTAATAGATCAAGGATGAGTTCTTGTGCTGATACAGTTGTACGTGGGATTGATTTCTCTGATTCAAATCTAGTATACAGATCATCAAACTTATCTGTTCCAAAAGCTTCATACAAACCTGGAACATCATGTGGAGAGAACAAACTCATCTCCTTATTAGAGATGAACCTCTCGTAAAATAGTTTAGAGATCTGAACTGAGTAATCTAATTTCCTTACTCTGTTATCCTCTGTACCCTTATTGTTCTTGAGTACAAGGATGTCTTCTATTTCTTGGTGCCAGATTGGGAAGTGGACAGTTGCTGATCCACCTCTAACGCCATTTTGAGTGCAACATCTGACAGTCG